TTTACCTTTGTAGATAGTTCCTGGGTGTATGGCATGCTTGGCAAAGTCTCCCGAGCGCAGCCTCATAGGTGCACCTCGTGTGTGTCATTCGACTTCAAGTATACGCTCACGGCCTGTAGTAACCCGGCCTGAATGTGTACTGGGTCGGTGTCATCTGTGACTTTGAGTTCGAGGGGATCGCCGAGAGCAAGGAGTTTTTCCTTGACGACTGGCCCCTCTGTTCCCTGCATCAGATCGTCCAGGTAGCCTTGGGCGAAGCTGAGTACCTCCGGCAGCATAACATAGCCCTCTTCGTGAGCACGACTGGCCACGTACGCCTGAACTTCGTTCTTGAAGGAACGCTTCTTTAGCTCGGACACGATCTGCACCCCGAGGGCCAACTCGGCAATGGACAGGTCCTCCATGTTCCCGAAGTTTGGGATCCTGCCGTTGAAGGCTGAGCATACCTTCTCGAAGACGTCCCACTCCTGCCAGAAGTAGTCGTTGGCCATGACGGCCTTGACCGCCATGAGCTTGTTCTTCGTCTCTTCGTTGGGGTAGGTCTGGTAGTCCTTGCGGATGGTCTCCCACAGGGTTTCGGGCTCCCACTCGAGCCACTCCTTGCCGTAGTCCTCCATCATGCAGGCGACGCAGCGAAGTGTGGGGCTATCGGGGTCCAGGAGGCACGCACGGTCCTGAGCGACCTTGGTGGCGCGCCACGGGCTCTCGGGCTGCCCGGGGCGGACTTCCTTGCGGCGCTTGTCCTTGAGGCCTTGGACGTCCGGAGCTGAGTCGAAGGAGAAGGTGCCTTGGTTCTCCCGGAAGGTGACCTTGCCCTGCTGGATCTCGCCCTCGTCCCGCTTGGGCTGGATAGCGCCAGCGGGGGCGACGACGCGCTTCCGCCCTCCGATGTCGGCGCTCGTCTTGGATAGCTCCTCTAAGAAGATGGAGGTGGCTCTGTCCATGGGCCTACCGTAGGAGGTCGGGCCCGGCAGGGGCACGTCGGGGGTTCTGTCCCTGTATCTCTTGCAGGATGGCAGACAGCAGGGCCTCCTCGGAGACCCCGGTGACCCGATGGCTGGCCGTGGCTCCTAGCTGCCCTCCTTTGAGTGCTCCCAGGAGGCCAGCTAGTGTGGCCGCGCTGGTGAGCATGGAGGGGTTGAACTGCCTTTTGGAGATGAGCTGCAGAAGTAGCCCAGCGGCCGCTCCGAGACCAGCCCCGGCGAGCCCCCCGGCGGCACCTCCGGCAGCCCCCCCGACTGCGGACTCGACCGGGGAGGACCCCCCAAACGCGTAGGTTCCGCTGGAGGCACCTATGATGGGGGAGGCGCCCAGGGCCGCGAGCAGAGCTGTAAGGTTCGCCCGTTTGGTGAACTCCCCGGGAGTGGCTAGGATGGAGGTCTGGGACACTACCCTGCGACCCCTACTTCTTGCATCTTGTAGATGATGATCTCCTTCTCTGGGCGAGGCAGGGAGTCGAAGATGTTGGTGGGGTCGCGCTGCATCTCGGAGATGAGATGCTGTTGCAGGTAGCCGTCCAGCTCTCGAACGTGCTTCTTGAAGAACGTTCGCAGCTGGTCCTCGGTGATGACGTCCTCGCCCATGCGGTAGGACCAGCCAGCCTGCTTGGTGCTCTCGAAGGTGGAGAGGTAGGGATCCTTGATGTGGGAGTCCCAGGCCTGGTCGAGACCGCAGCGCTTGTCGAACTCCTCGAGCGTCGAGGCGAACTTCTCGGCGTGGATACCTCCTCCAGCTTGGAGGGCCAGCAGGTTCTTGAGGGTGTCCTGCGCCTTCTCGACGTCCTCCTCTGCGCCCTTGATGAAGGGCAGCCGGGCGAGCACGTTGGCGTGGACGTTGGGAGAGAAGTCGCTCCCGCCGTAGTTGCGGATCCTGGGGTCCTCCACGAAGAGCCCGTGGGCCGAGGCGTTCTTGACGATGCCGTTGGCGAGGTCCTTACGGGCTGAAGGCTTCATCGTTGTCAGGTTGTCCAGGAAGAACTCTTGGGCCTGCTTCACGAGCTCGGGAGTGTGCATCGGGAAGCGCCCGAGGGTCTTGCCCTCAGCGGTCTTGGTGAGGATACCGAAGGTCTCTTCCTGGTAGTTGTGCAGCTGCACGGTCACAGACGCGCGCTTGATCTTCTCGCCGGCCTCTACCTGGTTGACACGGTCGATGAAGAACTTCTTGACCTCGCCCTTCTCCGCTCCCTCTGGGAGCGCGCTCGCAGCCATCGAGGCCAGAGACTCCACGGGAGGCAGGGAGAAGCCCTCGGCCATGGCATAGGAGTAGATCCTGGAGGCTAGCTCCTCGCCCATGCCTTGAGACGAGGCCATGGAGCCCTCTTCTCGGTTGGCGAACTCCTCGAGCTTCTCCTTCAAGTGATCCTTCTGGATCTCGCCTCTCCACCCGATCTTGTACTGGTCGTAGTCGAGCTGAGTCTCGTCCTGGTACTCCATCAGGTCCAGGACGTTCCCGGCCACCTTCTCGGAGCAGTCAGCGAGCCGGTCGATCTCGGCGGGGTAGTCCATGCGGTACTCGCGGCAGGCGTTGCGCACGTTGTGGGCAGCGATCTGCTGCGCCCGCAAGGGCAGGTGGGAGGCCGTCTTGGGGAGCAGTCTGGACGCGATCCAGGTGAAGGCACGGTTGTGGAGAGCGAACTTGGCGAAAGCCTTCTCTGGAGTGACCAACACGACGGCCCACCGCTCGAGCGGGATGTCAGCCGACTGGTCTGGGGAAGCCTTCTTGACGAAGTCCGGCAGGTCTTCCCCGATGTTGACGAGTAGGGAGTGGCTGTCGTGGAAGTCGATCTCGCGGCTGGCAAACTTGTTCATGGGAGACCTTTCGAAGCACCCCCGAGAGGGCCTCTGCAACTAGCTCGGGTCATTATAGAAGGTATCACGTACAAGGTGAAAGGCACAACTAGGATCTGGCATAAGAAGGGCAATCAACGTGCGCTAACGAAGGGAGATTGCATGCGCTAGGTTAAGCTTTTTTGTCTAAGAACCACCTGGTGGTAACAGCAGATGCTTAGGAGAGATCGTGGCCGCAATCGACTTTAGGGCGATCTTCAACCGCCCAGTGACAGAAGAAGATACTTCTCGGGTTCTTCGAGAGTTCGACGGGGCTCTCGAGACCGCAGCTCAACGTGATGGGGGCAAGGTCATCAACCTGGCCCTGAGAGTGTGGGAGACCTTCCAATCCTCTGGCGTTGCTCCTAACACCAAGGTACTCATGGCCTTGGCGCTTCTCTACTTCATTATGCCCTGGGATCTGATCCCGGACGCAACCCCCTTACTGGGGTACTCAGACGATGCCCTCGTGCTGGCCTATGCGCTGAGCAGCCTGCCTAAAGTGGCTGACGTGGCTCGGATAGTGAGGTCCAAGTTCCGGGAGAGGTACGGCTTGCCGTCGTAGCTCCCGGAGAAGTTCGGGCCAACCACAGGGTTGGCCCTTTTTTCGCCCAGGAAATGTTACGCTGTGAGTGATGTCGAGGTCACGTACAGCGTATACCCTGGACCCCTCCCCCCCGAAGACAGGTGTCACCGTTGTTGAGGCGGACGTAGTAGGGGTCAGTCCCGATGGATACACCATCTCCGTGCGCACCCGGGATGGGCGCTCTCTGGACCTGCAGTACTTATCCCCGGCCGCCGCTCTTGGTAAGGACACCGACAGCTTCGCGGGGGCCGGGTATTCCTACACGCCGGAAGAGGGCTCAATCGCTATCGTCGTTACCACCTCGTACGGGGAAAGTTACATCAAGGGCTTCGTACAGAAGCGGTCCTCGAGCGGGTATCGGGGCCTACGGGAGGCTCGCCGTCAGGGAGACCAGACGATCCGCAGTCGCAATGGGGGGTTCCTGGACGTCCTGGCCAGCGCCCTGGTCCGCATGGGTGCGAGCGCCCTGGCCCAAGTAGTTGCCAACCCTGGGGACGACTCCGTGAGGACGATCTGCCAGAACTACATGGTGAGCACGGGGCTCGGCGACCTGACGTGGCTGTTAGACTATGAGACCCGTAAGGGGGCCCTAAGGATCCTCAGTCGCTCGAGCTTAGAGGAGGGCGCTCCGTCAGCGCACCTGGCGCTGGGGGACAACCCCTCCGGGAACCTGGTGGAGATAGGTACTAGCTCCGGGAAGAACTCGAGCTTCGCCATTGAGCGGGCCGGGAACGTCAGGGTTGACTCCGACAAGGACGTCACTATGATGGCTCCCAAAGGCAAGCTAAGGCAGCAAGGCAAGAAAATCTACCTCAACACTTCTGGGTCTGCCAAACCCCGGAATTCCTTTCGTAGTAACTTCTTCGAAGTCCCGACTGCGGCTGTACAGCCGGGGGCCCCCGCTTCCATCCTCAAGTTTCCAAAGCCAAAGGTGATGCCGACCGCACTCCCTATTCCAGACCCCAAGAAGGTGTTGAAGCCGACCCAGTTCATCAAGGTGTCAACACCACTGACGCCTGTAAAGGACACTCTAGCGAGAGTAGAAGCTAGCAAGGCTTCCCTCCCGAGGTTGTCGTAGTGCAAGCAGCAGTAAGACAAGCGGCTGAAAGCATCGCGCGGCGTTACCTTGCCGGTCAGCGCTACCGCGAAGACGACATAGCCCGGGACATTGGGCTGCCCAAGAAGTCCCTCGCGCAACTCATTGGGGAGTCTCACGGAAGCTTCAAGGCTTTCGTTCGCGACGTGGTGCCAGGCAACAGCAAAATAGTTCAGTGCGTCCAGTGCGGTGGGCTCATCCAGGCGCACAGGAAGAACTCGCGCACAGGGGATTGCGCAGGGTGCCGGCGCCGCAGGGCAACTTTCATCATTCTTCATCGGATCGAGCACGCACAGTCTGTGAAGTACGGGGACATGGCCAAGTCTCCGGAGCTCAACTGGATAGTGGTGCAGGCACAGCACCTGTGGGGCAAGCCCTACAAAGACGTCCTGGTCGAGGAGTTCGGTCTCGGGCGCCCCCCCGTGGGCGACCCGGGCAAGCTGGAAACGCCCCCCACAAAGAAAGGGAAGTCCCCGGCCGCCCCCCTTCGCGGGCTGCGGGCCCGCAATGCTCTTGTCGAGAAGAACCTAAACCTGGTTGCTTTTTTCGTCGACAAATTTCTCAGGAGATACTCTACGCGTGGGATGGAGCGAGCGGACCTCGTTCAAGAGGGCATGATAGGGCTAATGCGCGCGGCGGAGATGTTCGACCCGAGCCGAGGGTTCCGGTTTTCCACTTACGCTAACTGGTGGATCCGCCAGCGCATCGATAGAGCCTGGCGCCACGGCAACTTTGCAGCAAAGGTCCCGGACCTCTATGATCTACGCGAAGTTGGCTTTGAGAGCCTGTGGCAGCAGGACGCCAGGAGCTTGGCTGGGCAGGTCCTGGGGACTTGCTCCCTGGGGCGCTTTGATGAGGAGGCGCTCGGCTGTCTTGGCATCAAGTACCTGGATGATGGGTTCGAAAGAGCAGAGGACATTGCCGACGAGTATTTCCTCAAGGCCCGCTTGCTAAGGGCTTCAGCTTACGCCGGAATTCCAGTTAAGCATCTGCGAGTATTCTGCTACCGAGTCTTTGGCGAGGCCAGCTTAGGCGAGGTAGGCGAAAGGTATAAGCTATCCAGGGAGAGCGTTAGAAAACTGGTCTCCAAGGTCGCGGACAAGCTAAAGTCTGCCTATGTCCGAGAAAGGGGACTTCCCCAGTCATGACAACTGAGTCGTTGTTCCTAGAGCCGCCCGTCTTCGAGAAGGCCGCCGGCCTCGAGCTGTCCCCTGACTCAACCTCGTGGGAGACAGAAATCGTCGTTCACGTTCACGAAACCCTCCCGTACATTGCCAGCCACGAGCTGGCCGTACGCCTGGAGAAGATCGACGACAAGACCGGGTATGGGTATGGCTACTTGACGATCGGCAATCAGGGGCAGACCAAGGTGCATGCCCCGCTGATCATTCAGGACTGGGAGCTGCACCCTATCGACGTCTTCATCCAGAATGACGAGTTCTTCCCCATGAACGAGGACAGGCTGCAGGAAGCCCTCTTCGACAACCGCACGTTCGCTGGATCGATGCCGGCAGAGGAGAGCTCCGGCGGGTACGCCCAGAACTACCCCCCGCACAGCGGCAAGTACGTCTACGCCAGCGCGCAGCGCAAGGGGTCGATCCTGGCTGCGATCGACGGAACCATCATGCCGGAGGATCGGCAGTTCTTCCTCGACAAGCTGGCTGGGGATGAGCGCCTCTTGGCGAACTACCAGGCTCAAGGCCTTCTCGACATGGTGAAGCGAGCCGGAGGACTCAGATCTCCGGACCGGGTTCCCGGGTCGAAGCCGGTGTACCGAGTGCTGAAGCCTTCGGTCGTGCAGATCGAGAAGGTGGGCTACGACAAGTTCCTCGTGCGCTCCGTGTCGGATCGTCTCTACTGCCCGGTGGAGCGGGGCATGGGCGGAGACGAGGTCTTGGCCAAGTTCGGGCAGGACACCCTGACTCACGTACTCGAGAACGGGGAGTACAGCACCATCTGCGGAGAGAGGCCGGTTACTCCGATCATCCTCGAGGGGCTGACCTCGGAGCTGAAGAAGCTGACCAATTTCGGCCGGTGTGAGGTACGCACCAGCCTGAATGACTGCGCGGCCGGGTGGCTGTTCCCCCGCGTAGTGTCGTTCGACGGGGAAGTCCTGGGCCCAGACAAGCTCTTCACAGATGGGCAAAGCATCTGGGGCCTACAGCAGGACATCGCGGGGCGCGAGATCGAGGAGTCGGACACGCTCCCGGAGGAGCCCCCCTGCAGCCCGATCTGCATGGGCGCAACCGGGGTCTTTTACCATCATGATGACCGGGGTCAGGCCTTCTGCACCCTTCCGTTCACCATCATCTCGTCGCCCGTCGACCTTGGGGACATGATCCGCATGGAGGTCCGTACGGCCCTGGGCGAGGGGCTGATCTTCGAGATCACGAGTGGAACCGACTCCATCGTCACCTCTAGGAAGAACCGCCTGGTCCGGTTCATTCCGGCCAGGATGAAGTTCTGCTGCCTGGGCAAGGGGAAGCCTCAACGTCTACAGGACGACCCGCAGTCCGTGGTGAAGTTTGCGCAGGCCAACCTGAAGGAGCACGGGGTCATTCAGGTCAGCTCGATGAACGATGGGCAGTCGTACAGCCTGGCCGGCACGTACGAGGACACGCTTGAAGGGGGAGGGTCCAACCTGCCCCGTACTCGGGCTAAGTTCCACCTCATGTCCCTGGGCATGACCCCGTCGAACGCGGAGTCCGCTTTGGACAAGGCCAAGTGCAACGGTCGGGTGACCGTGACCAATCTCCAGCCGCTCATGACCGAGCGGGAGAAGGAGTCCTCGGTTCGTCGCGAGGTCATCGAACCTCTTCTGGCGGCGCTTCCGAGCCTGAAAACCGACCTCATCAAGGAGGCCTCGTTCTTCGAGGACTCCAACACCGTCGACAGCGTGCTTTCTCTCAACTTCGTGAACCTCGAGAACGTGAAGACCTTCATGGAGTTCCTTCCGCAGCTCAAGGAGGCGTCTTCGCAGACCGCGCAGCTCCTGGTTGCGTCTCGGCTAGGCTTTGGAGCCATCCCCAAGGAGGCGGCCAAGAAGGCCATGGACAATCTGGAGCGTGTGATCTCCAACCTGGAGCACTTGCGGGCGGCGACGCAGGCGAACAACACGTTGACGTAGGAGGCACCCTCTGGTGCACACCGTTCCGTACGCGAAGTTCGTGCGGCTGCAGCTGCTCTTAGGGGAGTCCTTCGCAGATATCTCCGAGGTCTCCCGGGCAGCCGGCGTTCCGGTGATACCCCTCGGGCAGCTGGGTGCGGTTAAGTCGGAGCTGATTGATAGCCTGCCCGCGGCGCTGCAGAAGAAGGTGCTCGCTGAGGGGATGTCTTCTAAGCTGGCGACGGAGCATTACGAGGCACTGCATAAGGCAGAATGGCCTGAACTGAGCACGCTCGGCATGTTCATGGCGCATCAGGACGACTTCCAGATCGCGCTCGATTACTTCGCCTCCCCGGAGTTGCGCGTCCGGGCCGACGCCCTGGTTTTGTCCGGGTGCTGCCCCCCGGAGACCATAGCTGACGCACTCCGAGGGTGGTCTAAGTACAGGTTCACGACTATGGCTGCCAAGTTGTTCTCCTTCTACTTCTGCAACCTGGAAGTGATGGTTAACTTCTCGAACTGGCGCCAGTACATCGATGCGTTCAAGGATCCTGACCAGAAATGGTTCTTGGGACGAGCGTACGACGTGCAGACTAAGGGTGACCTGGTTGTCTTGATGGACGACCTTAGCGTCCGGGCCGCTATCACCGTGCCTTCGGAGGACACTGTAAGGGACCTGATGATGACCGCCTTCGTTCAGATGAAGAAGGAGGAGCGGAAGGTCTCTGACGGCGTGCCTGCCAAGTCCACCGCGATCTTCGAGTGGGCGTCGGTCTACTGCAGCATGTTCGACCGTGTGCAGAAGACACTCGAGACTGTTGACAAGGAAGGCGCGCTGGACGCGATCAAGACCCGGCTTGTTTCTGTCAAGAGCAACAGCAACATGCGCCGTCTGTCGGAGTATCCGCTCGCAGCTGTCGGGGAGTAGCGTGGCAGATTACGACCTGACAGGTACCCTGTCCCAGCTTACGGAGTCGCTCCTTTGTATCAAGGGGAAGGCGTTCTCCTTTGATGGCTACGAGTTCTTCCGTCAGATCTATAACTCTGACGCGCAGAGCAAATGCTTGAAGTGTGCCCGGCAGGTCGCCAAGTCTACCTTCACAAGCAACATCGTGTCCGTGCTTGGGGCCGCTATCCCGCACTTCGTGAGCCTGTACGTGGCTCCAACGGAGAACCAGGTCTCGACCTTCAGCAAGCAGAAGCTGGACCCAACGCTGCTGCACTCTCCTGACTTCAAGAAGCTGTGGTACACCCGGGATGCCACCAAGCAAGCAATGCACAAGAAGTTGTCGAACGGGTCTGACATCCTTCTGAGATCTTGCTTCCTCAGCGCAGACTCCATCCGGGGTATCTCTGCTGATCTTGTGGCCTTGGACGAGATCCAGGACATTCTGGCGGAGAACATACCGGTCATTCGGGAGTGCATGACCAAGTCGGACTACAAGTACATGCTGATGACCGGTACCCCGAAGACCAACCAGCATGCCATCGAGTTCTATTGGCAGAAGTCGAAGCAGTTCGAGTGGCTCGTCAAGTGTGTCTCCTGCAACAAGTGGAACATCCTGGACGAGAAGAACGTTCAGCCCAAGGGCTTGTCTTGTGCGGGGTGCAGCGCCTTCCTGGACTGCACTCGAGGTACCTGGGTGCAGACGAACTGTCTCGAGGACCTTACGATCGAGGGCTACCGGATCCCCCAGATCATGGTGCCCTGGATCCCATGGTCCGGGGCCGAGGGCAGCATCTGGGACAAGTACACGACGTACTCCAAGGCCAAGTTTTGGAACGAGGTCTTGGCGCTGCCGTTTGACGATGCCACGTGCCCGATTACGGTCGAGCAGCTTATGGACGCCTGCGACCCTAACCTATCCATGGTTAGCTGCCGGGAAGAGAGAGCGGCGCTGGCGGGGATGCAGCTGTCGGCAGGAGTAGACTGGGGTACTGGACGGGAGGGGGCCTCCTACACGGTCCTCAACATCGGCGGGTACCTGCCAGATGGCCGTTTCGTCATCGTTTTCTCCAAGAAGTACGCCGGCCAGGAAGCTGACCCGGAGCACCAGATCGAGGACATCATCAAGATCTGCAAGAGGTTCCGGGTCAACGTCATTGGAGCGGACTGGGGTATGGGTTTCGGCATGAACTCTCAACTCGTTCAGGAGTTCGGGGACGACCGGGTGCACGTCTTCTTTAACAGCGACAACCAGCGCGAGCCCATGAAGTGTGACGACAAGGGAGATCGGTGGACCCTGTCCAGGACCCTCATCATGACGGACATGTTCGGGTACCTAAAGACAAGGCATATCATCTTACCGAAGTGGGGTGACATCAAGCCCTTAGCGTCGGATGCCTTAAGCATCTTCGCTACTTATGCGACCCGGCAAGGCTCGACGGTGCTCCGGTATGATCACGTGACCTCGAAGCCGGATGACTGGTTCCACAGTCTCATCTACTGCTACCTTGCGGCCGTGATCGCACGACAATCCAGTTGAATGTGAACAAGTTGACACGTTAAACTCCAGATACCTATATTTGGAGAACGGAGCTAGGACTGATGGACAAGCCCACCAAGCCCCCCACGCCAGACGAAGAGGCCGACCTGGCCCTTCTGGTTGCCTACTGGAGACAGCTTCAGCAGAATGAGTTCTACGGGGTAGTGACGATCACTGCGTCCAAGGGCGAGATGAAACACCTTCGGCAAGACGAGACGCGTCCGCCTCCGGCCCTGGCCACCGACCTCTGGGACAAGCTACCGGAGAAGGTCAAGCCGGCGCTGCGGAAGCGGTTCAAGGACAGCACGTCCTTCAGCGTAGAAGAATAGGCCTCGTACGACATAGACTAAGGTAGAGCCCTCGTTGCCCTAAGAAAGGATACGGAGGTTGCAAGGAAGCTTGCAGCTATCCCGTATCCTTTTGGCTCTACTGCAGAGGAAGCACATGATCGAAGACATCCTCAAGATCTCCAGGACGCTGGGCGTCAACAAGGAGCAGTACGGTCTGTGGGCCAAGACGGCCGCGAAGCGCTTCCTCGAGGACGACGTCCCCTTGAACGACAGCATCCGGAAGATCGCCGCTGAGCACGAGCTCAATTCCAACGAGGTCGACCGAGTCGTCGAGATGGCCAACCTCGAGACCTACTCCCAGCGCCTCAAGCAGTCCAGCCCCAACGACAAGTCCTTCGAGTTCCCCGTCGCGGACCGTGCGAAGATCGTCCCAGGCGGTGCCGAGAAGACGGCCATGCCGCAGATCTTCGTGACCGACTTCGATCGGCCGCTGGACACGGATCTCAGCCGCACAGCCGGCATGGACCTTTTCGAGGCGTTCGGGGTGTCCGGCATCGAGAAGGTGGCCCAGGACAGCGCCCGGGGAGAGGCCCTTGTTCAGAAGCTCGAGCGCCTGGCGGAGCTCACGCAGGACAAGCTCGCGATGAACCTCGAGCAGTCCATGGAGACTGCCGAGAAGTTCTTCGACATGATCAAGCAGGAGATCCTCAAGGGGAAGACCTTCGACGAGGTCCAGTCGGCGGTCATGGCCAAGGCGGACTCAAAGGAGAAGGCCTACGCCGACCGCATTGGGGAGCTGACGGCGTACGCCAAGAGGAAGCTCTACGATGCCGGGCTCCTGCAGCTGCCAGGACGAACCGGGGACAGTACGGACGACCCGACGCAGGAGAAGAGTGCCGAGCCCGTCCCGAAGGCGATGGTCACCGACACCTGGGAGTCCCCGGGGGTGACGGTCAGCGTCATCAACGGTCGCCACCCCATGTTCGCTGCCATCGACACGCTGGTCACCCAGTTCGAGGAAGCGGACAAGACCAAGAACAACTTGATCATCCTCGAGGACAAGATCCGGTACACGAAGAGCCGGGTGCGCGGGAAGAAGCAGCCTCTGTGAGCAACCCTCTCGACGCGCTAGAAGTGCTGCACCGGCGTGCTCGCAATCCGGACGCTCCGAGGGGCCCCTACACGGCAGCGGACGCTCTTCGGTTGGCCATTGAGATGCGGAAAGAGGCCAACGCGGCGGCCGCGCAGACGGCCTCCAAGGGACTTCATAAGGTGCTCGGCGGCTTAGGAAGTGCCCTGCAGGGGGCTACTTGGGACCTCCCGCAGTGGATCGGCGGGGGTATCGGCGAGGTTGGGCACCACGTGCTTAGGGGAGGGGCCGCGGCCGCACGAAAGGCCACTTATCCTCTGCGCGCCCTGGCCGGCGGTGCGGGGACAGGACAGAGCTATCTTCAGCGAGGAGCCGGCGCCCTGGAGGACTTGGTCACCTTTCCGTTCTCTAGTGGGGCGAATTTCGGCAACTCCCTTCTCATGGGGTTCCTTGGGCATGAAGCAGTCACTAACGCCCAACGGATGAAGGCTATGGGTCAGGTAGTCAAACCGAGGGGCCCGCAGGGCGGCGCCTTCAAGAACATCTTTGAGCCGATGGGATGAGCATGACTGACAAGGAAAAGTACAAGAAGCTGGAGCGGCTGGTTTTCTTGAAGACGGCCCTCTACCCTCCGATACCTGTCCGAGCGGCAGGCACCACCATCGGTGGTGCTATGAGCGACGTTCTGTCCAAGGCCTTGGCCATGGCCACGGTCATGGGAGGTATCGGCCTAGGGGCGGAGGCGCTGTCCCGGGCAGCATCTTCCCCGATCGGTTCCATCCCGAATTCCCTGGCCAAGGGACAGGCTTTCCAGGGCATGCTCGAGGTAGCTCCCGATCTTCGACAAGAAGACCCCTACAAGGTCAAGTCGATGTTCGACGTGCTCTACCAGTTCTTCCCCGCAGGCGCCGCGCAGCCGATGACCGCTGCTGGCATCGTGGGAAGCCTGACTCAGTACGACCGAGTGGACCACAAGACCATCCAGGACTTCGTGAAGATGCAGAAGGATTACTCCGACACCCATGCCGGGGCACGGCGGGCTCCTTCCGGTATCTCCGAAAGTATCATCTCTGCCATCCCCAGCCTGTTCTCATGACCAAGTTCGACGACGGCTTCACCAAAGCGATCATCTTCAGCGCCCATGACGAGGGACGCCAGTTCGTCGACTTCATCCACACGAACCCCAGGGGGCGCAACTCTCTCTGCAAGACCGCCGCCGAGAAGGAATACTCGCCGGAGATCATGGAGCACATACGGCGTCTGGTTCCTCAGAAGGGCAAGACGTACCCTCTGATCAGCGCCCTGGGGGCCGGCGAGGTTTGGGGATGTTTCCTGGAGGGCACGCCAGTACTTATGGCCAACGGGTACGAGCAGCGCATCGAGGAGGTTGCCCCCGATGACCTAGTGCTTACGCATCGTGGCCGTGCCCGGAGGGTCCTCGAACCCATGGACAAGCACTACGAGGGAGACGTGTATACTTTCACGTTTAACTCGTGGGGAAGGGCGCTGGCTTGCACGCAAGAGCATCCCGTGTACGGAGCCTACCGTGAGGATGTGGATGCCGCACGCAAGGACTTTTACCGTCAGAAGGAGACCTACGAAGAGTTCATCGCTAAGCTGGAGTGCTCGTTTATTCCAGCCAGCAAGTTAGCTCCAAAGGACTACGTGTGCGTACCGTTTCCCACGGAGACGGTAGTGGCGGATGACCTTAACGCGGATCCTCTGTTCGGGTACTTGATGGGGTGGTACCTAGCTGAGGGATGTGTGGTCAAGAAGTATACTAAGCCCGGCCATCCGTATTCAAAGATTATCCTGACCCTCAACAAGACGGAGACGTACGAAACAGCTAAAATCTGCGCCGCGGTCGAGCATTTTGGAGCTAAGGCCCATATCACAGAGAACTACCAAGGCAGGTGCACTCGTATCGAGATTGGTTGGGCCGAGTACGTAGACGCGTGCTTGAAGCACCTTGGCAAGTGGTCCCAGAGGAAGTTCCTGTCGCAGGACGTGCTACGAATGCCCGGGGAATGGCAGAAGCAGCTTTTATCTGCATACATGCACGGAGATGGGTGCCAGGAGAAGTCCCCCGGGCGCTATCACGGCACGCTGCGTAGCAGTACGGCGTCCGAGCAACTTGCCTCTGGGCTGGTGAAGTTGGCCGCCCGCCTTGGGTATCGATCCGGCTTCGCCAAGTGCAAGCAACACGACACTTGCGCGTTCTCTGCTGGAAATACTATCTACTCCAACACGTACGAGCGCGGCATGAGTGAGATCCTGGACCCGCACAAGTTCAAGCCAGTGCAGGCCGATCGCAAGAACCTGCCGTACTGCATCCTTTTGGACACAGTTCGAGGGCAACTGCTTGTGCCGGTGAAGTCCACGTGCGCCGACGAATATTCAGGAATTGTGTTCAACCTCCACGTGGAGGAGGACAACAGCTACTGCATCAACCACATGGCGGTGCACAATTCCAACTCAAACGCGGACTTCTTCGAGGAGCACGAGCTGTGCCCCGCGAATGGGTCTACGGAGTACGGCTACAAGACCTTCGAGACGTTCGCTAGGCCGTACAAGCACCACATCAACAAGCCAGACTCCCCCTCCTACGGGGACGTGCTGCATTCGGTTTACAACCCACGGATGCACCGAGTTGAGCTGCTGGTCTGCTTGGATGATAAGAGCGCGCCGGACCTTGCTGAACGCATCGAGGACGGCGAAGACGTTCCGGTGTCCATGGGGTGCAAGGTCCCCTACGATGTGTGCTCCATCTGCGGGAACAAGGCTAAGAACACAGACGCTTACTGCGATGACATGAAGCTGTCCCCCAACCAGATCGTGGCTGGGGGCAAGCGCGTCTACGTTTTCAACATCCGTCCTAGGTTCTTCGACATCAGCTTCGTGTACGTAGGAGCGGACCGTACCGCTCGAGTGATGGCGAAAGTAGCGTCCCTCGAGCCCAGGCGCTACGCCATGAGGTTTCCTTCCGGAGTGTGGGCGGCCAAGATGGGGTACCACTCCAAGGGCGCCGACATCTACAAGCAGATCTCTGGGAACGCTGAGAATGCTCTGCCGGTCAAGGCCGAGCAGATCGACAAGGGCGTGAAGCGCCTCTCCTCGAAGGAGGAGAAGATCTCCAACGAGACCCTGGACAAGGCTGCAGCGGCCTGTGGGGACGACTACGTTGGAGGCTTGGCTACGTTCACCCAGGCCGGTATCGTCCTTGCTCCTGCCGAGTTCCAGCGCTTCATGAGCGGGTCCATGTTCCGGGGGGACAAGATCGCAGAGGCGCTGCGCCAATGCTCGACCTTTTCCGAGCGGCCCTATGACGAGGAGATTTACGCACGGGCGCTCCCCACGTACGACTTCTCCGTAGAGAGAACGCTCTCGAAGGTGGCAGAAGTAGTGGCTCCTTGGTTGGAGAAGCGGTCGGCGTTCCAGCCTTTCTTGGGAGCTCGCGCCGAGGGCGCTGTTGGGGCCCCCTCTCTCGGAGGAGCTACCGCACAAGCTGCGGCTCAGGATACGAGCATCCTTCCTCTGCTCGGGTCGTTGGCGGCCCTTTATGCCGCGTACCGAGACAAGATCCCTTCCTCGCAAATGGGCTTGCTGGATAAGCTAGTTGCGAAGAACCCGGCTTTGTTGGCCTTGCTTGCGGGACTTACCTCGGCCGGCGTAATAGGGGTCAACCACTATCTTGGTTCGGGGGATTATACTAAGATGGGTCAGGCGAAGGAGGCGTTCATCGGTTCTCCTGTCGGGAGACTCTTGGGCGTCCCAGCGCTGGCCTATCTGTATTCAGGACATCAGCAACGAAGACGCTGGCAAGGGGAGGAGCTGGGGCCAATCGACACTCTGATCGCGGATTACCCGTGGGCAGCAGCGTTGGTAGGCGTTAGCGGCGCATCCCAGCTGAGTGGAGCACTTTCCGGTGCAAAGCTCGCCAGCATGGTTTCAAACTGTAGGCAGGATGCGTTAAGATCCTGCGGTGACAAGGCGCTCATGGATTACAAGACAGTCTTGGATCTCCTCGAGTTAGCCGAACGGCCGGCCTAAGGTGCCAGCCACTCCCTGAGAAAGGAGTACCTGTAGCAATGGCAGGAACAATGCCCACCACGCTGGAAGATCTCCTGCTTGGCACCCGGGTCGAGGGCCACGAGAAGAACGCCTCTTCACAGAGCCGCCCGACCGGCCAGCAGGAGACCGACTACGCCACAGAGCTCGCCATGCTCGAGAAGTTCGCCCAAGAGAACTTCACCCAAGAGGACATGCTGAAGATCGCGGCCAGTTCCAAGATCTCCGGCGACATCCTCGCGGACGTGCAGATCGAGAAGCTCGCGTCGGCCATGCCCATCCTCATCAAGATCGCCATGGAGCATGTGCTTCCCATCATCCTTCCAGGCATCCTGAAGGCAGCGCTGAACAAGATCGCCGTCGGCGAGTCCGACGTCCGGTCCGGCAATCGTCCCTCCGACACCGTCGAAGACGACCCCAGCAGCCAGACCCCGAAGGAAGACGACCACGACAACCAGGCCGGCACCGCCAAGGTGGACTCCCTGACGAACGCCAACCAGACCGAGGGCGCCTCGGGGTCTGGCGGGCGTAACCCCGCGAGCCACCAGGGCGAGCCCGTCACCAACACCCACGGCAGCACCGTGGGCAAGATGGCGGCGCTGAACCAGGACCAGCTCCGTCGGCTGATCGCCGGCAAGCTTCCCGCCAACATCGGCGGCAACATCACGTCGTACGAGGCCGAGAAGTCGGCCATGGGCGACATGATGCCCGGCGGTGGAGAGATGGGCGGCGGCGGGGGGATGGATCCCAGCGCCATCCTGCAGCAGCTTCTCGCCAAGCAGGCCGCCGGACAGCCCCTGAGCCCCCAGGAGCAGGAGATCCTCCAGCAGCTCATGGGCGGCATGGGCGGTATGGGCGGCGGCATGCCCCCGGGCGCCGAGGGCGGCATGGTTCGGGAGGCTTCCGCGCAGTCGATGACGACCGCACAGAAGCAGTACCTCTTCGAGAACCTGCTCCGTCAGCGTCTGGGCTAGCCCCCAGTCTTCGGACGTCCCTGGGAGGCTTACCCCTCCCAGGGGCGCTCTGGATCGAGGTAACGTGCAAACCCTAAGCGAACAAGTCGAGCGGGAACTGGAAGAGGCCGGCTTTCCGAAGGTGGCCTACAACCCCTTCACGACCGCGGACCGGGATCGCCCCGTGATCCATCACGACGGCAAGGACCTCCCCGCGGAGGCGGCTTCGCTAGGTAGTTCCTCGAACGCAGCCCAGAACGACTTCGATAAGGTCCGCGGCCGCGACCACAAGACGTCCCCGATGTTCGTATCGATGCCGGCGATGAAGCAGGCCATGCTCCGGGTGGCTCGAGAACTCCCGATGAAGCAGCTCTTGCAGGGCATGGTCGAGAAGCGGGCCGCCGAGGTGGCCGGGCTCAAGTTTCGTAACGAGGTCTACCAGACCTTCACGAGCTCGGACCTCCTCAACCGCATCAAACTGGCCGGCATGGCCGACCGCCTCTTGCGCATGCTCCCCGACGAGTGGGCCCTGTCGGCTGTCCGCAACCTCAAGGGCAGGAGCCTAGGCTTCCCGGCCCAGTACGCGGACGAGCTGGAGGCTGCCATCATGGGCCGAGGGCTGCGCGCAGCGGCCCAGACTGGGGACGTGGAAGCAGCCCGGGCCCTTTTCGAGGGGGCCGGCGGCGCGCCGACCATCGCCCCCGACGTTCTTGCCGGCCTTCAGGCCCAGGCTCAGGCTGCCGACGACTTCCTGAAGAACCCGATGGAGAGGTACCTGTCCGGCATGCGTGCCGGAGGCGCCCTCGGACTAGGAGCGGGACTCATCGCTCCCCGACTACTGAACCAAGGTGAGCAACGATGAGCGACCTCAGTAAGTTCGCCCTCGAGGTGGCGTCTCTCCTCGATAAGATAGCCTGGTTAGAGCCCGAAACAGCCTCGGTCCCTGGGGCTCCCTTTCACCTTGCTGTTAGTGGGATGGGCAAGGCTGCCAAGAGGCATCTCGATGCTATGCGTAAGCAGGCGTCGCTTCAGAAGGAGGGTATTGGTCTTTCCGCTATCCTCGGTGGTCTCGGGGCACTTGGATCTCTCGCTGCTCCTCCGCTGGGGGCAGCAGCCGTCGGCGGCGCAGCCGCAACAGGCCTTGGTGGGATGGCCCTGCACAAGCTGTGGCCCCACATCGGGACGGCGTTCAAGGCAGTGGGATCCAAGATGGCACCTGCTGCTGGCGGAGCTGCTGGTGCCGCAGATGACGCCATCAAGGCCTTGGCCGCGGCCAAGGGGTTGCCCGGTATCCAGGAGCTCATCAAGAAGAACCCGACCCTTGCTGATGAGCTGACGGCGCTCACCACCGCGGGCGTCAGCGAAAAGCTCAGGGGATCCGAGATGGCCTACGACAATCTGCTCAAGGGCGTCGGCATCGGCGGAGCCGGCCTCCTCGGTGGCAAACTACTCTTCGACGACAATAGGGGCGGAGGGTCTAACCTCCCGTCCGTGGTTCGATACGGCTAGAACTGTATCCTTGAGAGTGAGGAAGGCTTAAATGAACAAGCATAGCGCTCAAGAGGTCGCCAAGATGGCAGCCAAGGCCATCCGATCTCTCGAGGCCAGAAACAGGGAACTCGAGGCGAAGGACGCCCAGAACTCCGTGAAGCTCGCGACGCTCAACAAGACGCGTGAGTGCTTCGACCTCGCCAAGGAAATGGCGGGGGCCGGACAGATCGATCGCTCAATCGAGTCGATCGAAAAGACGGCCATGGCGCTCCTCGGTAAGGACCTGGAAGTGGTGAAGGAAGCGATGTCACTCGCCCCGAACCTGGTCCAGATCGGTGAGCCCGTATCCGGCAGCACGGCAGCTTCCGGAGAAGACAACTTCGTGGAGACAATCCTCGGCTTGGCCGGGTAGTACTCTCCAGAACCTTCAGAAAGGATTGAGCGAGACATGTTCGTACTTCAACATGCGCTCACTCAGGGCGTCATCCGTCGCCGGGCCCCGCTCGACCCGAGTGTGACCGCAGGTGTCCGAGACGCCCTGGAAGAGGGAGACTGGCTGACGATCCTGTCGTCCAGCGGTCTCTTCGCGCCGGTTCCGACCGCCGCACCCGCACGCATCAACCGGCTGGCGTGGCCGATCGTCATCGAGCCCTCGCAGCCCGATGCCATCGAGGCCGGCATGGCTGTGGTGCACGGTGTGTACATCGCGCAGACAGACCGCTTCGCGGCGGACACTGACTTCGCGGGGTACGCCGGTTCCGACGTTCCGGCACCACGGCCCCTGTCCGTGGCGTACGCGGGCGGCGTTCCGCTCGTGGCCATGGCTTTCGATCCGTCCGCCGGACTCGCTGGCGCTGCCGCCACCATGGTCCACGGACTCACCACGGTCCTCAACACTGGGGTAGAGGACGGCTTCGCCGTCGCGTACGTCGAGCGTACCCCCGCGGACAACAACGGCTACCTCCAGCTGGTGGTCTTCTAGGAAGGAGTGAACGTTATGCAAGTCAACGCAGCAACCCTGAACACCCTGTTCACTCAGAGCCTGGACACCTCCGAGGGCCGCGAGAAGCTGGCCGCTGCTGGCGCTTCCTACATTCGGGAGCGCCTGCGTGAGACCAGTTTCGCACGGAAGATCATCCCCCCGGAGCAGGTCACCAAGGCCGACTGCCAGCGTTCCGTGAACCACGAGGGTCTCACGAAGATCATCGACATCGAGCCGCAGAGCAGCGCGATGGCGATCAACTTCCGTGCAGAGCCCGACGGGCGGTTCATCTCGGGTCCTCGGTTCGAGCTTCCCTTCTACACCATCTCTTCGGAGCGGTTCGAGAAGAGCGAGCAAGAGCTGCAGAGCTACGAGATGCCGATCACCAAGGTGATCGAGAACAACTCGGTCAAGGACATCCAGGCCGTCGAGGACTTCCGGTTCCTCGAGGCTTGCCGTGTCGCGACCCAGGGGTCTCTCAAGATCGTCCAGGAGTTCGCCGCCAGCCAGTACGGCATCGGCAGCAAGTCGGATCTCACCAGTCTGTTCGATCAGCTCGACGACGACCGCCTGGCTGTCGGTACGATCCTGATGTGCAAGAGCCAGTTCAACAAGTGGCTGGCCCTGCCCAACACCGAGATCGGCGATGTCCTGGCGTCCGAAGTCGCGAAGGATGGGTACCGCTACAACACCATCCTTGGCCACAAGCTGGTCACCACGATCAAGACCGACATCCTGTCCCCGCGCGAGATCTTCGTGTTCGCGGAGCCGGACTTCCTCGGGAAGTTCTACATCCTCAACAACACCAAGTTCTACATCGACAAGCGCGCCAACATGATCGAGTGGCAGTCCTGGGAGGACATCGCGCTCGGTCTCGGCCAGGTTCGTGGAGTGGCCCGCAGGGTCTACACCGCGGACATGTGGAACTACGTCACCGGCATGGCGAGCTCGCTCGCGTCCGGTACCGTGGCCCTCACTGACCCCGCCTGGATCAACCCGGGCGAGCTCGGTGTCAGGCCGCTCGACGAGGGCGTCACCTTCGCCAAGTAGTGCTCCGAGACGGGGGCCCTTAGGGGCCCTCGTCTCAACCAAACCTAATCGGACAGAAAGGAGGGCTCCATGGGTTTCGCCCTGGTCAACATGGTGAACAGGTACGTCAAGCGCATTCCGCCCCGCCACTTCTCGGTCGTGACATCGGAGAAGGACCTCGCGGTGTACGCGGAGTTCCTCAAGGCTGGCGACCTGGAGTGCATCCCCGTCAAGGACGCCCGCCGCGTGAGCCCTCGCCCTCTGAGAGGCCGCTACAAGTACCTCTGGGCGGCCGCACTGGCCGAGCGCGGCGACACTACCGCCCCGGCCCCCGCAGAGCCTGCTCCCGAGCCTGCTCCCGAGCCTGCTCCCGAGCCTGCTCCCGAGCCTGCTCCCGAGCCTGCTCCCGAGCCTGCTCCCGAGCCTGCTCCCGCAGAGCCCGCACCGGATGCTCCGGTCGACAGTTAGGAGGGGGTGAGGCGTGCAGTTCCTTGAAGGCAACGACCCCAAGGTGCGCAAGTTCCTTGGGCGTGTTCGTGTGTGGATGAAGGACTTCGCCCACAAGAATATGCTGTTGCCCGACGAGGAGGCAGAGGACGACGTTCTTCTGGTTTACCTGGAGATGGCGGTGGATGATTTCAACAATGCCACCATGCCGCGTACGTCCTTCCTGTTTAGCAACTTCCCTTCCTATGCCATCCTTCTGTACGGGACAGTGATCCAGGCTTTGACGGGAGAGGGGCTCCTGCAGATCCGAAATCGCTTGAACTACACGGATGGTGGGCTGACAGTCGCCTCATCTGACAAGGGCGGCGACTACTCGGCCGTCGTTCAACAGTTGGCGGCGAAGTACGAACGGATGAAGCAAGATCTGAAGATCTTCCTGAATACCGAGCAAGGCTTCGGCAATGTCCCGTCGGAGTATGCTACCGTGGACTTCTTCTATTAAGCCGACTCCCAAGAAAGGAACCAGGTAGAATGGACGCCCAGAATATCGTTCAGGTGCTTGCCTCCCAACTCAACGGAGACGGCATGACCGCCCTCGGCGAGATCCTCAAGATCGCTTCCTCCCGACCAGTGCAGGAGGCCGACCAGCGCGAGTTCGCCATTTCCAAGCTGGCCTCGGACCTCGCCACCGCCGGCTTCGAGCCGGAAGAGGTGTTGGGGTTCCTCGACAAGCTCGCCGAAGAGCAGAAGCTTGCCCAGGAAGTCGACCACATCAAGGGCGACTGCCTGGCCATGGGCGCCTTCATGGGCAAGCAAGCCTTCGACACCTTCATCGGTCTCTGCGCTGACCACGTGAAGACCGCGCAAGAGGACGAAGACGTCCCCGAAGGTCTCAAGGAAGAGGTCAAGGACGCTATCGAGGAGACCGAGGACAAGGAAGACAAGGAAGAGGCCAAGGACGAGGTCAAGGACGCCAAGGAAGAGCTGTCCGACGCCAAGGAAGAGGCTGCGAAGGAAGCCCAGGTGGCCAAGCTCGCCTCGATCCTGTCCCCCTTCCTCCACAACTTCGGGGGGTAGCCCCGGGAGCTGAATGCTTCGGTTCACTTCGCTCTCCGTACAGGGCTTTACCGTAGACGCCCTAACCGTAGCCTGGGAAGTTGAGCCGGTGGATCCACTGGCCTTCCACTCTGCGGACGTGGAGTACAGAGTCTACCGAAGCAACTCTCCTGAAGGCCCCTTCGACCTGCTCACGGAAACTCCGCTGGTAGACACGTTCGCCTGGGTGGACACGTCGCTCAACCGGCGGAGTTTCTGGCGCAAGTTCTACTACAAGGTCGAAGCGACGTACGTACCTACCGGGTGGACCGGGGAGACGATCGTGCAACGCGCTGAGGTGCAGCGCACCAGGGCCGTGCAGATGCTCGTGGCACTCGAGATCGTCCGCCGGGAGCGCCTTCTTCTTGGGGGCATCGGCGTCACGCCCGGGTTCACTGGCACGCGCTGCGCTGTGTTCATCCGCAGGACCTTCGGGCAGCACTGCGCCGAGTGCTTCAACCCTGTGCTCAAGAGGAGCTCCGTCGAGAAGTGTTCCCGGTGCTTCAACACCCGCTACGTGGGAGGGTTCTTCGCCCCCATCTCTCAGTACTTCAACTTCGAGCCCTCGCCGCAGATCATGCAGGTAGTGAACTGGGGGGAAGGCCAGCCGTCCGAGACTGATGGCTGGACCACGAACTACCCGCTCCTGTCCCCTGGGGACATGGTCGTAGAAGACACCAACCGGCGGTGGAAGGTGGACCGGGTACATTGCACCAAGAGGCTGCGCATCCCGGTGCGCCAGATCTGTCGGTTTTCCGAGATCAATCGCAGCGATGTGGAGTACATGGTCCCAGTTGATGAGTCCTTGTTCGAAGAGCCAGAGTACCGTGAACTTCTGTCCCACAAGACGGAGTTCGAGGGGATCAAGCGCTGATGCCTGGAACACCTACCGGAGGAGACCTTCTTGCCAAGGCCCTTGGAGGCGGCGCGGCGCACAGCGAGCTCGGGTATCGAGGACCCTCCGCCAAGCACCGGGAGTCTGGGGAGAGCATCGAGAGCTTTTCGGCCAAGCTCTACGGGCGCGACGAGAAGGATCTCTTCAAGGGTCGGTGGGACGAAACGTTCAAGGACGACGAGCTCTCCGACCGGGGTATCCCACGGCGAGGCACTGCAGACGCTCACGTCGTCAAAGTGTCTAAGCTACTCGAGAAGACGTTCGGAAAGCTCTCTGGGCCCAACTTCCTCCTCAAGTCTTTCTTGCCGGGGCTGACCGCCGGGGCCAAGGATGGGGGAGTTCAGGGCCTTGATGGGGCTGTGGACGAGCTCATGCCCCACGACATGCTCCAGGCCGGTAAGCTGCCTCATCCAGAGACCTTCGTTCATGGAGGCTTCGAGTCCGTCAAGGGTACGAACGTGGGGTCCGCACAGAACGCGATCGATACCTACGACCAGGGGTACATGCCGGATGAAGACTACGGCCAGTACCAGAAAGAGAAGGACGTGAGGCGCGCCATGGGGAAGCTCGAGCAGAAGAAGAAGACGGCCGCTCTGCTGGTCAAGGTCGGGCTGGCGGCCCCTCCCGCAAGTGCTGGCGCTGGCTACGGGGACATTCCCAATGGCCCTGATGACATCAACGCGGATCAGGATCTCAAGCGAACCACAGGCCCTTACGAGGCAGGCCCCACGAAGCACGTCCGGCGCAACCGGGTGACCAACACGCCTCTCGCCAAAGCGGCTGAGGCAAATACGGCGCCCGGGTCTGCTGCGAGCACGTCGGCCGCCCAAACCAACTTCAAGATGGTGTCGAAGCCCCTCAAGGATCAGTCCAAGCCCTCGGATAGCGGGGTTAAGCAGACCAGCAAGGCCAGAAGGAGCTACTCGGACGCCTTGAAGGTGCGCCCCTACACCGAGGGAGTGCAGACGGCGTATCAGATGCTTGGGCCGCCAGGGCTGGATCCCCAGTTCCCGCAGGCCAAGACAGCTTCCTTGCTGCGGAAGATCGGGTTCTGTTGAACATTCGGTTCCAGTACCGGGCCGGACAGGACGAAGTACCCTCCCTCGAGGTGCTCCGAAACATGCGCGACCTCTTCGTCAGGGAGGTGCGTACTTCTCTCTTGGCTGGGGTCTTCTTGGACAACCCAGACGAGCTCGACATCTACGGGGAGATCTTCTCGAACCGGATCCGGCTCGTAGTCAGGGATGTCAAGTCTAAGGAGGCCTTCGAGAAGGCGTTTGCCCTAGAGGATTTCTCCCAGGGCGAGGATCCCCCCGCCGGGTCCCCTAGGGGAGACCCCCAGAGCGCGGAGGAGGGGCCCACGGAGCCAGCCTTGCGGACTGCCAGGGCAGGGGACGTCTTGAACGACAATCCCCTGATGCCGAGGCTGTCCTTGACCAGCAGGGTCTCTGAGTCCGAGTTTCGTAACGAGCGTGACGAAGACGAGCTTAGGAATGTAGTATCAGATAAGGTTCGATCCTTATCTCGGGAGTACGTGAAGGAGTTCCTGAAGGTGAAGGCACTACGGAGGGAAACCAGATGACTGGCCAACCTTCCCGCGTTCCCCAGACTTACCCCCTTGCCGTCAAGGAGATCATCCTTGGCTGGCTGCAGGAGTACTTCACCAATCACCCTCAGTTCGCCTACGACCCCGGGAATGAGCGCGACACGAAGATCAAGCTGCACGACAAGCACGCCTTCAACCTGGAGTCCGTCGGGGACCGCCCGGCCGTCGTGCTGGACCGTAAGCAGCTCCGCTGGGTCAACGCCTCTGTGGACAAGAACTTCGGCCATTTCGGGCTCTCGGCAGCCAAGACCTACATGGACCTGGTGACCGGGGGGGCCATCCTTCATTGCGTGAGCAAGGAAGGTTTGGTAGCGGAGGATCTAGCTCATACGGTATTCTTTTCCCTGGAAGTCTTCCGCAACGAGTTGCGGAAGCGAGGATTGTGGGACCTGCAGACGGTGTCCATCGGCGAGGAGTCTATTCTAGTCTCCAAAGCCAGCACCGAGATCGTCAGCGTCCCTGTAGTCGTGCAGGTCTACGTACAAGGCAAGTGGCTGCGCCGACGGGCCAGCACGCAACAGTTGGAAGAGTTCGCGGTACAGGGTTCTTAGGGCCCTGATCCGGAGGAAGGCAGGACAGGATGACAACTCCCGGACAGCGCCCCGGCACCGAGGTCGAGCAGGAGTTCGTGACGACTGCTGTGCTCCTCGAGGACCCGCCGCTACCCCCCATTCTCATCGGTATCGCCAAGCAGCTCGAGGAAGACCTCGACGGTGGAACTTATGACGCGCGCCCCAGTACTGGAGGAGCGAACGTAGCTGCCGACTTCGAGAACTTCTACCCTGAGCTCAAGCTCAACGCCACTGTCGACCTGCTCACGGTCACGGCCAAGGTCCAGAACGCTCTTGGGGTGTTTGACCTCGACGCGTCCTACATCAACGTCACGCCACCGGTGCTGCCGGCCGACAAGTTCCGCATCGAGAAGGATGCTGAAATCGAGCGCACGCTGGTGTCCGGAGGGACCACCGGATCTTTCGCCGGCACTTCCCTCTTCACGGACCTTAGCGGGAAGTTCATCTCAGCCGGAGTGGCCCCAGCCACCGGTGACATCACCGCAGTCGAGCTTCGGATCACCTCTGGCAGCCTTAGCGGCAACGCCTACGACATCACGGGCGTGACGAGCCAGAACGTACTCGTCACCAGCTACGGCGGAGCCGTTATCGAGGGGAACATCCAGTACGACATCGTCGAGGTGCGCAAGGCGTGGGGCACGCTGCTCATCTCGTACGAGGCGACCCGCTCGGATCTCAACGACCAGCTCATCACCATCACGGACGACGACAGCATCGCGTCCTTGGTGGGGCCCATCGATCCCCGCAATGAGCTCGGCTTCGCTGTCGACAAATGCCGGCTGAACGCCGGTGAGTCGAAGGTCTACGTCTGCGCGGTTGATGCAGACACGGTCGCGGAGCACACCCGCGCTCTCGAGTTCCTGGAGTCGGAGGACGGCTACTGCCTGGTCCCGCTGAGTCAGGACACTGCAGTCCTGCAGCTCTACGAGCCGCACGTCGTGACCTCGAGCCTCCCGGAGAACAAGCGGGAGCGTATCGCCCTCCTGAACCGGGAGCTGCTGCTGCGCGAGACCAAGATCTCGACGTCGGATGCCCACACCGGGGCCTTCACGAACTCCTTGGGAGAGAAGGAGTTCGACGACACCACAGGCGTCGTTGGCTTCGACTACGCGGACTACGTGGTGCCTGGGGACTTCGTCATCTACGATGACGGAGGCGTCATCCGGGAGCTCCTGATCCAGCAGATCTTGAGCCCCACCAAGCTGCTCATCAACGAGCCCGGCTCAGTCAACTGGCCCGGGCTGGTCAACCTCGTGAGTGCGGGGTACACCGCGCTCAGCGGAGTCATGAGCAAGACCGAGCAGGCCGAGTTCATTGGGGCGTACGCTCAGAGCTTCGCGGAGCGCCGCATCGTGTTGATCTGGCCTGACGAGGTCGAGGTGTCCTTCAACGACACCCTGATCCTGGTTCCTGGGTACTTCTTCTCGGCTGGCGTGGCCGGTCTCGTGGCGGGGCAGAAGCCCCAGCAGCCGTTGACCAACCTGTCGGTCGCTGGGTTCACGGGACTCCGGCACTCGAACCGGTACTTCAACGAGACGCAGCTCAAGATCCTCTCGGCGAACGGAGTGTTCATCGGGGAGCAGGTCGTCGAGACGGCGTCCCCGTACATCCGGCAGCAGCGCACTACGGACATCTCGTCGATCCTCAAGAACGAGCTGTCCGTGGTCAAGACGGTCGACTTCGTCTCGAAGCTGTTCCGGCAGGAGCTGGACCCGTACACCGGGAAGTACAACATCACGCCGGAGCTGATCGACACTGTCAAGGTCGTCATCGAAGGTCTCTTCTCTCGGCTGAAGCAGCAGACGAACATCGGTCCTGTCATCCTGTCCGGCAGACTCATCAGCGTCACTCAAGACGATGTGGCGCTGGACACGCTGAACGTCGTGGTCGACATCGAGGTGCCGGTGCCGGCGAACTTCATCCGGGTTCGGATCCAGGTCTGACCGGAAGCCGACTTCTAAGGAGCGAACATGCCGAACCTGACTGTCCCCAAGGTCTCCCAGTGGAAGTTCCAGGAGCAGCATGTCCAGCCCTCGATCGACGACTACGGGTCGTTCGTCCGGGCTGGATCCGTGTTGCTCGCTGCGGGGCCTCCGAAACTGTCTACCAAGTTCACGGCGCAGCAGCGGCCCGGAGTGCCCCCGTCACAGCTCGATGACATCGCTCATCCGATCGGTGTCGTGGAGAACTTCGCCCTGGCGCAGAACAAGCAGCTCCAGACGATCTTCGAGATCGGCTCGGACCGGCGGTACTTCATCCCGGGCCGGGTCATCAACAACTGCTCGCTGAGCCGCGTGCTGATCGACGGGCCTTCCCTGCTGAAGGTCATGTACAACTACTACCTGCCCTTTCCGGGGGCCTCCGCCCCGACCAACGGTCCTATCGGAGAGGTTCGCTTCGGGAACAACGCCCGCGACGTCAAGAAGATCGTGGAGCTCCCCGGGCAGGATCACATGTTCCTGAACCTGGCTTCCGATCTGTTCCACCTTCCGATCGGTCTCCTGATCATGTTCAAGAACAACTGCGACCAGCTGGTGGCAGCGAGCTACCTCGAGAAGTGCATGATCAACTCGCACAACATGAACATCAACGCCTCGAGCGTCCTGGTTGCGGAGGCCACCAACCTCCAGTTCGACAAGGTCGTTCCGGTGAACCTGCAAGGGACTGTTGCTGACGAGCAGGTCAACAGCGCGTTCTGAGCCCTGAACAGAGGAGGTGCCCGTAGCCGGAACTACGCTCCAGCTAGGGCGCCTTTTCTGTACTAAGACAAGCTGAGCTGAGGAAGGAAGACATGTCTGAGGATTACGCTGCCAAGTCGGTAAGACTTGTGCAACCCACGGGAAGCCTTGGGGGTGGCCGACCATCAGTGGCGCCGCCGCCTCCCCGGGTTCCTACCCGCATGGTTGGCCCCGTTCCGAACCATTCCCCCGCAGAACTGGCGCAGTTCGTTCGGGAGGAGCAGGCAAGGGAGCACCTACGTGCTACCGCCGAACGGGCCGCGGGAGCTGTCAAGAACATGACCTTGGTACAAGGGCAAGAGCCCGCACAACCGGCAGGCACCCCCGAGAGCCTTGAAGCGGCCATGGGGGAGCTGAACAGCTTCGTAGGCGCGACCGCCAACACCGAGTCTCCCCCCAAGACGGAACAGCCCCCCATCAGTTCGTTTGACCTCGAGGTCCTGGAGATGGCTGACGATCTGGACGTGGGGGCGCTCATCCTCGACGGCTACGTCATGCGGGAGCTGCCTATCCTCGACGGCGCGTACTCCGTCTCGGTGCGCAGCCTGAAGAAGTCCGACCTTACCGAGATCGGCAAGGACGTGGATCAGTTCCGACGTGGTCGTCTCGAGAACCCGGATGACCCTGACAGCAAGTGGATCACCCCGTTCCCCCACGCCGTAGCGGAGTTCATCGAGATCAGGCGCCTGGCCCAAGGCCTTCTAGGTCTCAACGGCACGCCGATGACCTCCCGGTGGGATCTCCGGATGGCGGAGCTGGAGGACCTGGATGCCGCACTGTTCAGCGCCATTGTCCGGGAGTACCACAAGTTCCTCACGGCAGTGTCCATGCTCTTTCCCGACAAGACGACGAAGGAGACCGTGCAGAAGCTGAAGGATCGCCTGGGAAAAGCCCGCTCGCACATCTAGTCTGGTGGAAGTTCTCTCTTCTGCTGGAGAGGGCTTCCTGGGATGAGATCGAGAACCTCGATCCCATCCAGCAGTGGTGTGCGTACTACCTGTGGGATAAGCAGCAGTGGGTCAGGTTCAACCAGGCCCAGCTTCAGGCTGCCGCTGCGGTGGGCGATCTGGATAGGGCCAACAAGCTAGCTGTCGAGACAGCCGAGCTGATGTTCCCGCACTTCGCCAAGGAGCGCCAGGACTTCTACGACGGCTCCATGCAGACGCTGAAGTCCCTACGTGGTGTAGGGTTCCGCTTCAGTAGGGCAGATGGAAGGTAGCTGTGGCCTCCGGAGACACCACCACCGAACGCCTCGAGCTCGATGTAGTCCTTGACCCAGAAGGACTGCGTAGCCAGCTCGCCCAGGTCAAGCAGCAGATCGGGCTGGAGCTCGCCGGTACGTCCTACAGCTTGAACCAGACGGCCGGGGCGTTCGGGGCCGGGTTCAACTCCATGAGCCGGGACGCCGGTGCGCTGATCAACGCGGTCATGTTCCAGCCCACCCCGACGCAAGACCTGGGCGGACGGCCGGCCTCGATACTCAGTGGGCTGGTGCCAGGACTTACGGCTCCGCGCTCGTACGACGTCGAGGAGTGGGGAAAGCTTCACCGGGACAGTATCTTCAACAGTACCGCCGACGCTTCCTATCGACTTGGGCTGGCTGTCCCGAACGTCGTCGCCTCTCAGGTTGGCTTTGGTGTGGGTATGAGTGCGGGGTGGGCGGCTACCGGTGCGCCAACGGCTGCCGCCGCTGTTTCGGGGATGTCCTGGGGAGCATACCTAGGAGCCGGCGCTGCCGGTATGGCTGTGGGCCTTGTTGGAGCAGCGGCGGCAGGGGCCGCAACTGACGCCGTCATGGACCCCTTCGTCGGCAGGTACATGGCCGGACAGGCCCTTTCGTCCGGAGGCGCCCGTTTCGGTATCGGCAAAGGCCAGGACTACCTCGACAGCTTTTCGGGCGCCCAGGCATCCTCTGGGCTCTCCGGTGTTGAGGCTGCTGGAGTACTGCGCACGGGGCTGGAGCAAGGGGCCTTCGGCCAGGTTGGATCAGCGGAGGAGTTCAGCACCAAGTTCCGCAGCTTGATGCGGGGCGCCAAGAGCATCGCACAAGAGATGCACGTAGAGCTGAACGACGCTGTGCAGAGCATTGCCAGCATGCAGTCTTCTGGGTTCGGGTCCATCGAAAGTTCGGTAGGGGCCCTCCGGATGTCCCGCACCACCGCCGCCCTTACTGGCATCACGAACGCAGAGGCCATCGCCCTGTCTCAGGCCGGGGCTGGCATGACTGTAGGCAACCTCGGCATGTCTGCGCAGTATGGAGCGTCCGCTACTCGAGCTCACTTCGAGGGTGTGACCTTAGGCCTGAGAGACAAGACCGTAGACATGGAGTCCATCACGCAGCTTGGTGGGCGCGCCCGGGCTGCACAGGCCATGACCATGTCTGGGCTTGGGTTCCTCGAGGGGCCTCTTGGGCGCGCCACGTTGCTGGGGGCGTACGACTCCGAGACTGGGACTCTGGACCCGAGCAAGTTCACGGTGGAGCCTGGAATGGCGTTCCATCAGGCCATGGGCAACGTGTTCTCCGGTGCCAACCCGATGGGGACACTGCTGGAGTTCGCAGGCAACCGTCAGCGGGTGGCCTCGCAGGCGTCTCCCGAGGAAGTAGCCCTTGCACAGGCGTCAACGTGGCAGGCGCTAGCTCGGCACATCAACCCTAAGGGCCCGGTCACCGAGAGCATGCTGGTGGGAGCGGCCTCTGTCCTGGGCACGAACCCGGACGTGGCCCGAGCTATCGTAGGGACGCTGAAGCCCGAGACCATGGCTGCCCGTCAGGAAGCTCTGATGGAGCAAGCGGCCCTCTCGGCGCAGGCAGACTTTGGTTACGTGGGTGGGCTGGTCGGTCGGGGGGGGATGCTGGGAGCATCGGCCCGAGGCGGTATCATGAGTTCTTTGGGGGCCGTAGCCGACAAGGCTGGAGCGTATGCGTACAACTGGAAGGGCTTCACGGGCGGGCAGTTCAGCGCTCGGGATACGGTCGAAACGGTGGCCGCTATGGGAAGGACGGTCTACAGCGGCGGCGCCGGCATGTACAACGCTGTGTACGACCGCATTTACGGTGTAGGTGCCCCCGCGATGCGCATCACGGGGGACATCCTTGCTGGGAGTATGCCTGGTAAAAACACCATGGTTGCTGACTTGGCGGAGATGGGCGCGAATATGTCGGCCCAGGGTGTGATCGACAAATACCTTGAAGATGCTGACAGCGCAGCCAACGCCTTGATCTACGGGCTTGGGGGTATGGAAGTAACGGACCAAGAGGGGATGTCCCAAGCTCTGCTGAAGTACGCGCCCGAGTTCGGTACGATCATCAAGGATCCAAAGTCTAAAGAAGCGCTCGAGCTTCGCGACCGCATGCTTGCTGAGTCTGCGGGCATGGGGGATGGGGATGAGAACGCTTACAGAAAAATCGTGGGCAGCATGTTCGACCCCGCTCAGAGAGGAAAGCGCATTGGCGGTTCCATGGGAGGGAAAGTAGGAAACTGGATAAGCCAAAGGTTCGGGGGGGTGTTTGCCCCCACGATGGGTACTCTCATGGGAGAGGTCGGCAAGTATGGCGACGTAGCCGTCAGCGCCTCCATGACACAGGCGGGCATCCAGTACCTTGGTGGTTTCAAGAAATCGCGCCGGTTCCTCGATCGAGAAGACGTAAGTAGGGATCCGGCGGTAGCGTTGCGGCGAGCCACGAGCAAGCTTCTGCTAGATCCCGACTTGGCCGACACACCGTTTGGTCCCATGGGTCGCGACTACAGAGAGATCATGGGGATGATAGGGTCAGGCCCTGGCGTAGCTGTAAGTGCGTTTAGCGAAGTCACCAAGGATAACCAGGGGCTGAGACGGGACGAACTTATAGCTGCTGCTGGAGCCGACAAGATACTTTCGGCACAAGAGGCGAACAAGCTGGCCGTGCTGACGATGTCGGCCCACGGCGTGAAGCAAGGGCTTGGCCGCGGTGCACCCTCTGGATCTGTCGGAGGAGCGATCGGGGCGGCCGAGATGTCGCGGACGATGAGTAACCTGGAGAGAGCCGTGACGGCGCTACAGACCTGGCTCGAGAAGAACAAGTAAGAGAGGGCAGTCATGGCCACTGTTACGCTTGAACGCCGCGCACCTGAGGGCCGCACGAGCCTGCCCGAGATGACTGCGAAGGTCGTCAAGCAGCGCGGCATCGAGCAGCGTGGCCAGACTATCGCCGGGGTTGGGACTTCTCGTAAGTCTGCTTTTGCTGACATCAGAGGATTAAGTGATAAGGGGGCACAGCGCAGCATCGCCAGCAATGAGGCAGCGCATGGGAATTACTTCGTCAATCTCCCTAACCAGACCCTGGTACGTTACCGGCCCGAGGACAACGACGCGTTTGTAAAAAATACCTCACTCGGGGCGGCGTCCACCATTGTGCCTGCCGCTTCAAAGGAAGAGGATTACGCTGACTCTGCCAGGACTATCGGGCTTCTCGAGAAGGCGCCTGTTCAGGCCACCATCACTATCCAGTCCTTTGTGCAGAGGCAGCAACCGTGGGCTACGACGAACAGGTTCGTTCTTGCAAGTGCAAGCGAGGCTAGCCAGGAGAAGTACCAGCTCTTTCAGACCTTTGACCAAGACCTCATCTATTTCTTTGATCGCAATCCACACATCTATACCTACGGAGGAGTCCTGTTCAATGGGCAGGATATCTCTGATGACACTAGGTTCAACTGGCGAGGTAGGTTTCAGGAGCTCTACGAGACTAAGTTGCGCGGCACCAAGTGCGTAGAGAACAACGCTCGAGCCATCCTGACGTACGAGGATGTTGTACGAGAAGGGTACCTGCTGAACTTCCAGATGACGGAAGACGCCAGCAACCCTATGAACATTCCTTTTAGCTTCTTGTTCTTCATTACCAGAGAGACGAACAACCTCAAGGACAACGTCCTCAATCCGATTACTGCAACTTGGACTCTTTCTCAGCTAGGGATGCTGCGAGCCACTCGGCTGCGGAAAGCGGTGCTTGAGAAAGACAAGGTTGCTATCGTGCGGGGCGAGAAGCTGAGCAACCTCACCTAAGAGAGTAGGACCCAGTGACCGGCACTCCCCACGCCCGAAGACTGCACATGAAGCTGTACGTCGCGGGCTTGCGCGTGCCCGTGCGCAGCGCCACCGTCAATGGCAGCCCGAACAGTCATGTCTCGGCAGCCATCGAGATCCCGCCGGGACCGCTGGCTACTTCGATACAGCCGAGAACGCCGGTCCACGTCGTGGTGAAGAAGTCTGTGGAGGAGCCGTATGAGCTCCTCTTCGAGGGAGAGTACGTTGCATACTCCCTGCACGAGGACACTGGCTCCAAGGGCTTTGTCATGCAGTGCGTTGGGCTCACCAACTACTGGGAGACGATCTATCAGTACTTTATCGAGAAGCTGGCGCCGGCTTCTGTGGGCGGCAACGAGATCGCTACGTTTGTCTCTGGAGGTCCCTTAAACGAACCTCGAGTGATGACGGCCATCCCCATCGCTACGCCGCAGGTGTTCGGGGACTACGTAGTTCAGGCCTTGACCAAGGACAACCGTAGCGTACAGGTCGCCATCATGAACGCCCTATCCTTGATGGCCAACATGAACGACAACCAGAACGGGAACGTGCTTTCCCCCAGGATCAACTCTCAGATTGAGAGGGCCTACGTCAACCTTCGCCTGGGCGAGAGAGTAGCGATGCTCCCGGACACGGCCATCGAGAAGCTAGTAGACACTAGCCTGGACATGCAGGTGTTGCTGCAGAAGTTCTCCGGGCAGCTTTCTGGGTTCGCTACTATGGCCTCGATTGTGACTACGTTCCTTCAGCTCGTGTACTACGACTGGGTACCTCTTATTGCCCCTCCGTACACGCTCCGCAACACTAAGCCCCCGGAAGGTACGGGGGGTGCCTTAGACTTCTTCCGCCCTGTGGCCGTTAAGGCAGGATCCTCGGAGGGCGGGTTCAGGTCTACCCGATCCTCGATTACTTCTCTTCCCGATTTTGGAGAAACGATCGCCTCTGCGAGTCAGCTGTCCGCGGCAGACAGAACGACACTGACGGCCTTGAGCAAGGCTCAAGGCAAGGGGCGCGTGTTCGATGTCACGCATGTTCAGCGGGACGTGGTCTTCAAGCCCAAGACCTTCTTCCTCCCGCCCCCGACATGCAATCTCGTTTTTCCGTGCCAGTTCGACAGGTTCAACGCTTCTCGGGCGTTTCTGCAGGAGCCTACTAGGCTGCGCTTACGGGTTCAGGGGCTCCCTGGCCTTGACCCCGCGGTGAATGACTTCTCTTCTCTCAGCTACTACGCCCCGTACGCACTCGAGACGGCCCTGGACCGGGAAGGCCTAACCTCTAACGACGTCGCATCGACGGCTGTCTTAACGGAGGATCTGCTCAAGACAGAGGACAAGAGCGCAGTCCAGGTAAAGAGGTACGAGACTCTTATATCCGACCCTGGAGGCAGCATCGACGAAAACATCACTGGGGTGGTGCCGGCGTTCGAGGAGATGGGGTTCGCGGAATATGCCTCCCTGTACGTCGACCCTAAGGACCGTGCCGGCGCACTGGGACAAGAAAAGGCGGCGTCCACTGCTGTCTTCGCAGAGCTTCAGGAACTTCAGGAGTTCCTGAAGAAAGCCCGGGAGAAGCACAAGGTCACTACCTCGGCGAATGCGGATGTCCACCAGTACATGTCGTACATTGCACAGTACAAGCTGGAGGTGCAGAGGTCGGCCCCACGATCCATCAACGGGGTTAGCGGGCCGTACAACCCCAATCTGGTCCTGGGGTTTCCGGCCCTGGTCTTCTCCAAGACCGCGATCTTCTCTGGAGAGTTGGTGTCCCTCAACCACAGTCTGCAGGCTCAGGGGGCAGCAACAACGACTTTCTCCTTGGGCATGGTCAGAGAGCTCTCCCTGCTCCCGGGAGTCAGCATCGGGACCAGCGATGAACTGTCCATGCTGGAGGAGGCGCTTATCAAGGTAGGGCAAGCCGAGATCGACAAGGCAGTCGTTCCTACCGCAGAGAGCGTGAAGAGAGCCGTTCGCCAGGTATCTGCAGACAGGGAGTCGGTCCTGAGCAAGGACCGAGCCGACATTCTTGTCGATGGGTTCGACCCGGTCGACAAGTTCCCTGACCAGCCGGACTGGTTGAGCTATCTGTACCGCCCAACCAGCATTGCCGACGAGGTGTACAAACCCCTGTTGGGAGATGCCGTTGGGTCTTCCCTTTCGCTGATACCCCGAAGCGTCGATGAGGGTGGGCATGTAGACAACCAGGTCTTGGCGGCCAACATCATCTACTTGAGGTACCTGCAGGCCGATGACCGGGTGGCGTTTGCGGACACTCTCACGAAGAGGCCGATAACTACGGCGTCTCAGTGTCTAAAGGATTTCCTCGGACTAGCTAAAGAACCATCCGATGCTCTCCCTGACCGTGGTTCGGGGCCCTTCATGGAAGACCTCACCGAGGGCCTTGGCCTGGGAATTCCCGTGAAGTCTCAGAAAGCTGTCGCGGATGATGCTATCATCGATCCGTTCAGCCCGTTCTTGAAGAGCCAGGTGGAAGCTGTGCGTCAGTACGTGACCATCATGTCGAAGACCAAGGGGTTCCGAGGATGAGCGACCTCCTGGAAGAGCTCGAGTTCGCCAAGCTGGGCAGCGGCCCGGAAGGGGACGTGTGGTCCGAGTGGAAGCAGGACCGCGACCCGAACAAGCTCGGTGACCTCCTGACGTCGTTCCGACCCATGATCCGCTCCGCTGTTCGGAAGTGGTCGGGATCCGGTATCTCGGACAGGATCCTTACAGACAACGCCGAGATCCTAGCGGTCACGGCATTCAACTCGTACGACCCCCAGATGCCGGCTTCTCTCGGGACGCACGTCTTCAACAACATGAAGAGGTTGAGCCGGGTGGTCTCGTCGAACCAGAACGTCGCGAGGATCCCCGAGCACCGAACGCAGAAGATCGGTACCTTCCAGAACGTGAAGTCGTACTTGGAGGGGGAGCTCGACAGGGAGCCGACGGCATCGGAGATGTCTGACCGGCTGGGCTGGTCTCTCAAAGACGTCAACCTGATGGAGAATTCTCTTCGAAAGGATCTTCTGTACTCCGGCGACGTTCTTGCTGACTACTCGCTGCCGGGCACATCCGAAGACGAGAAGCGTCGCGACCTTGTTGACTTCATCTACTACGAGCTCGACTCCAGAGAGAAGCTCGTCTTCGAGTACTTGACTGGAAAGTACGGCAAGCCCAAGAAGACCGCGAGCGAGATCGCAGGGATCATGGGCGTAAGCGACGCTACCGTGTCACGCATCCGCAAGAGCATCGAACAGAAGATTGAGCGGCACAGTGGCTAACACCGCGTTCGAAGTCGTACAGGAGGCCCTCGTCGCCGAGAAGGCTCGGTCGCAGAAGCGACTAGATGTCCTGAGCAGCTTCAAGGTGAACGTGGACCGGCAGTCCAGCGTGCTCGAGGGCCTGACCAGTCGCCTTCTTCCAGCCTTCAAGAACTCGCTTGGGCAGTTCTCCAGCAAAGGGGGGTACTCCGAGACCGAGCTACGTGCAGCGCTGAGGGACAACCTCGAGGTGAGCCTGTCCAACACAGCCGGTGTCGCGGGGCTGTCCGAGGCTGAGATCTCAGCCAACACGGATGACCTGTCGGTGCGTACCCAGGAAGCGGCGAACAACTTTCACGCAGCGCTCTTGGCAGACCCCCTGAACGCTTTCGTGCTTCCTCGCATCTCGTACGACAACATGTCCACGGTCAACGTGACCAGAGCCGAGGCTATCAACGAGGCCACTGAAGTGGTGGGGCTGATCAAGCTCATGCACGACGTGATCCCGCCGGAGTACTACGCTCAGACATCTCTTGCGAACCTGGAAACGGCACGTTCCCAGCTCGAGGAGATCTCGAGGCAGCTCACAATTGCTTGCACCGCGGTAGCCTCGGGAGAGAACCCGGACAAGCTCGTAGACGCGACGGAGAACGACTTCGAGGCGGTCATCCGGTTCTTGGCCCAGGAGTCTATCTACGATGCCTCGCAGTTTTCCCCCACCGAGTACCTGGATCTAGTACGTAGGGCCCTGTCCGCGGCCGACGCCCTGGAGCAAACCGGCACCTCGCTGTCGACGGCAAAGCAGAACATGCTGAACTACCAGACGAACTTCATAGCCGAGTTCGGCAACCAGTTCTCCGAGTGCGGGACCATTTCTGGGGCACAGGGGCTGATCGAAGTGGCAATAGGACGCATCGACACCCTGCTTGACCCTAGCTTGGAGAGTGCGGAGCTCAAGTCTATCGAGGCTACCAGGGAGATCGTCCTGCAGCTTACGATCGCACTGACTCTCTTGCAGTCGCTGGTGCGCCAGAAAGCCTCCATCGAGGACGCCCTTCTGGTACGAACGTCGGATGAGCGCACGCTCTTCGAGGGGTCACAGACGGCGATGTCTTCCGTGCCGGCGTTTGACTCGGCCCTGCCTGACCAGCTTAGGTCCTTTGCCCGGCTTGCGGAGAGAAGGCTGACCTCCCCGACCTCGTCATCGCAGGTGGGCTCCCTGTACGCGAGCTTGTCCGCGTCTTTGCCTTCAGAGTTCACGAAGTCAGAGACGCTGCAGGCGTCCCTCAATGGGTATGCGATAGACGTCACGGACACGGACAAGTCTTTCGTCATGTCTGCGGTGCAGGACATTCGTGATCTTGGTCTTGATAGACTTCTGGATGCTATATTGACGGGTGACCTGACCACCGTGTTCGACGAGAACATCTCGAAGGCAGCCCGCATCGGCTACGCCATCCAGGAGGTCGCTTTGGCCCTTGAGGGTGCTGTAAGTGGGATCAGCCTAGCCTTGGGTGGTTGCAAGATTTCCTCTAGGTTCAGTCGTAAGAGGCTCAGCACCATGCTTACCGAGATGCAGGAGATCCTCCAAGTTCGGGCCTACGCTCAGATCAACATTAAGGACTTCATCAACAGGCGCATCCGTGACATCACCGACAATAAGCTGAAAAGGCTAAGCCGCTACATCGAAGAAGTAGGGACTATCAGCCGCACGGAGGGGTGCAGTTGAGCGACTACCCGGTCATCCAAGTAGAGGGGGTATCTGAGGACGCCAACTACTCCGACCTTGGTGGTCTCCCGACCGGAGTCAGGGGGATTACCTTTACCTCGACTAGGACACCCTTTGCGAAGCGCAGCATCTACGCACTAGTGCAGCTGTGCGTGCTCGTACTGCTCCGCACTCCCGGTAGGGACGTGCTCTCCCCGGACACTGGAGGGGCCCTGAACCAGATCGCTTCGAAGACTGTGGGGGAGTCCATTCTGATGTTCCGGCGCGGCGAGATCGGGGTCGCCATATCGACTACGGAGAGGCAGATCCAAGAGAGCCAGACGTCTCAGATCTTACCCCCCGAAGAGAGACTGAAGTCTTTCCTTCTCCTGGACGCAAACTATGACTTCGGTGCACAAGAATGGCTTATCATTGCTCGAGTGATCTCTGAGGCAGGAGGGGCAGCGGACGTGCTGCTGTAGGACAACCCATGGCTGATCCCGTTGTTCCGCTGGACATCGAAGAGTACTTGACCGAGAAGGTCAAGGAGTACGACAGCTCGTTTGAGCTTCGTGAGGGCTCTGCGTTCAGAGACTTTTTCATCAAGCCTCTGGTGCTCATCCTGCAGCCCCTTCGCGACGAAATCGAAGTCGTACGCACTCTCCAGAGTCTGCTGAACTTCGACACCATGAGCGACGAGGATCTGGACGCCCTCATCGCGAACATCTTTCTATCAAGGCGGTCGGGAAATTTCTCGACAGGCTACGTGAGGGTCTTCTTCGCCACGTCCCAGAACTCTACAGTGGTCGTTGGTGCCGCGTTCTTGGCGGCCTCCGGCCTCCGCTTCCTGGCGGATGCGGACACGGCTATCTCGTCCGCCTCCATGTCTGTGAATGTGTCCGGGTCTTCGTACTTCTTCGACGTGCCGGTTACAGCGGAAGCCCCCGGCAGCAGTTACAACATCCCGGCCGGTACGATCGTTTCGGCCGAGGTGCAGATCCCTGGATCGATCCGTGTGACGAACCCAGAGGTCTTCGAGGGCGGGATCTCTACCGAGACCAACACGGAGTACTACAACCGTGCGCAGACCGCTGTCACGGTGCGCAACATTGTCAACGACCGTAGCGTCATCACTACGTTGCTTGACCGGTTCCCCTACATCCTGGCGATCGTCCCGATCGGGTTCAACGACCCGGAGATGGAGCGGGCCGGCCTGACTGTTCTTCTGCCCGGACCCCCACAGCACACGGTGACCATTCCGGACCGCGGCGGGCACGCCGATGTCTACATCGAGGCAGACGTCCTGGAGAACAAGACAACAACGGTACAGAGTGCGCCGACTGTTATCAGCACCAACGTCGACCGTGGGATCGTAGAGAGGCTCGATTTTGGGTTCCGGCGCGTCTCTGTGACGGGAGGGTTTTTCGAGGGGTTGCCCTACCCAGGTAACCCGGTAGTGAACCTGCTACCAAACTTGAGGTACACCCTGTCCCTGACGCTGGCGCCATCGGGCCTCGAGTACGAGCTGGACCTGCAGACCACTGCCGTCACAAACCCGTACCCGGCGGCTGGGGGCACCGTGCCTCTCGCCAACCTGGAGACCGACGGGGCCTTCGTTGTCGAACTGATCGACATCCGTGAAGACGTCTTCACATTCTTGCGGCCGGTCATCCAGGTGGAGTCCGCCGAGCTCCTGGACCCTGTGTCCCTGCAGCCCACCGGTGTAGTCCTGCGGAACGGCGAGTCTCCGCTTATCCCTACCTCTATCGCCGCGGACCCCGGGCGTCATCCGGCCATGGCACGCTCCCGGGGCAGTGGGGACTTGCATCTGGTGTTCAAGCGCACAGACGGCGTGTACTACCAAAGCCACGACTCCCTAGGGAACATCTTGCAGGCCGCTGTGAAGATCTCGTCGGAGATCAACGCCACGAACCTTCGAGTCAGCGTCACGCTGCAGGAGAACCTCAACGTTTTCTTCCTGGACTTCCCCGGCAATCTCCGGCACCTGCAGATCGACAACACTGGCGGCGTGCTGGTGGCGGAGAGCACGATCTCCGGAGCAGGCACTACGCTCGAGTTCGAGCTGACCACCGAGCTGACTGGCTTCACGGACATCCTCACGATCAACGACAACGCCGGCCAGCCTGACCTGTATTTCATGCAGGTGGACGAGGCGGGAGCTGTCTCTGTAGCCCAGGTACTGTCCGTCACCTCTCCCAGCAACTTCTCCTCGCCGGACATTTCATTCATGTACGGCGCGCGTCCGGGGCAGACCACCAACGACGGCATTGGAGCCATTGTTGGAGCTGGCGACGTGCTGCAAGACCTCTCGGGACGCGACTTCAACGCTGACGGAGTGATTGCCGGAGACACCGTAGTCATCTACTCTGGGGATACTCTCCCGGTGGTGGAACAGGGGACGTACACGGTCCTCTCTGTCAACGTAGCCGGAGACGAGATCACGTTGTCTGGAGCTCCCGGGCTTACCTTGTCGTCTGGTGTCGACTACGAGGTCATCGTGCCGGCAGCCAAAGTAGCGGTCGTCTGGCTCGATGACGCAGTAGGCACCACTGAGGTCAGCACACTGCGCCTGAGCACCATCACCGGGTTGCCGGTCGCCCCTACCGACGGTAGGCCGATCGTCTTGTCGGATCCCACCGAGGGGCTGAACAAGACCCTCCCGCGGGTAGAGCAGCAGAACTGCTTAGGCGGGTGTCCCGGAACTACTGTTACTTGGGTGAGCAACGGGACTGAGTTGTACGTCGTCGGTACTGGCAACTACGGTGCCGGGCCCGTGTCCGCGACCGGGGACACTCAGGGGACGCTACTGTCTAGGAACTTCTTCGATGCGTCGAACCCGTTTCTGGCTACTGACGTCGGGCGGTACATCTCGATCTCTGGGGGCTCTGGACTGACAGCTGTAGACTTCCGGATGTACCAGATCCTGGAGTTCATCTCGGCTGGGCACGTGCTGCTCGAGGAGCCGGTGACGGACAGCACTGCCGCCGACATCGCGTATGCAGTCCTTGACGTAAGTCAGGCGCGACGACAGCTCGCTCCCAACTTCTTCCTCAACGCTATCACCGCGGTGAACACGGCGCTGGACAACAGCCAGAACCTACACATCGCTGTGATCGAGACCACTGGCAACTCGGCCAAGGTGTATCTGGGTAAGTTCACCATCAGCTACCTCCCCCTGATGCGCCCGGTCTTCGTGAGGGCATCCTCATCGGTCAACAACCGTGAAGACGTGAGCGTGGCGGTGGACGAAGCCCGACAGCCCTACCTAGTATGGGGAGACTTCTCTGCCCGCGCCGGAACCGTTCAGCTGGCCAAGTACCAGGCGCAGGAGTTCGCCTACCTGGTGAACGCCCCCGGATGGAGCCTGTCCCCTCGAGAGGACGCCTCCATCATTCTCGATCCAACCCTAGAGGGTCAGTCTATTCGGTTCAACTACACGCACTCCTCTAGGGTAGTAGAAGTAGAAGACTTCGTCGTGAGCACGGTGAACCGTATCGTGGTGGGTAACTACCTCACTAGGCACGTCATGCCGGCGTACGTTGACGTCGCGCTGACGTATAGCGGAGCATCCTCTCCTTCTGAGGACGCTGCGGTGACCTTACTCGAGGACTTCATCAACTCCATCGGCAGTCAGATATCTCCCCCCTCTGTGGAGCAAGTGGTGACTCGATCCACAATCGGAGACACCCTCGAGAAGTCGGACTTGGTAGATGTTCTCTACGACAACGGCGCCGACTCGGTACGTATTGATGGAGAGATCCTCGTAGACGAGACGCAGACCAACGGCACGGTGCGTACCCATCGGAACATCGACAAGATCGTGATCACACGAACCTCCAGGTACATCGCCCGCAGCGTAACAGTGACGAAGGAGTAGCGTGGCCGGCGAGGCTAACTTCATCTGGGATCTCCTCTCGGACGTCTGGGACGGCTACGAAGAGCGCGACCAGATAGCTTCGATGTGGGAAGGCTACCTGCAGATTGCCAGCGACCTGCTGCTGCAGATCCTGCAGGCTGACCAGTCCAAATCGATCATCGACATCCCAGTGTTTCGTCGGTACCGGTGGAAGAACTACCCGCTGACCACCACGGTACGCCCCGCTAATTTCCAGAGTGCCTTCTTGTTCGCGTACACCACAGGCGACGTAGACATCCTGAGCATCCCCAACCTACAGGACCTGGTGAGGGACCCCGAAGACGGGGAGTACCTGCAGGTAACTAACAGCTCTACCGGTATGGCCATCAATGGTACGCAGTTACAGGACGTGGCCACGCCGTTCCCTGCACACGTACGTGTGGGCGACTTCGTTCGTTTTCTGTCTGGGACCGGCCTGCCAGATGCCGACACAGAGGTTCGGTTTCAGATCACGAGGATCGAGTCCGCGACCCTGGTGTCTCTCAACGTCATCGACCTAGGGGCCTCGTCTAGTCTCCGGTATGTCATCGAGAGATCTCCGGTCATGGAGATCATCGAAGGCGTGCACTACGTCACCACGAGCGGGAAGCTCAACTTCAGTCCTGCGGTGACGTGGACACCTGACGGTACTGCACCCGCTTTTCGAGCCGTGGAGACACTCGAGTATAGTGGGGACTTCATACGAGACGACCCGAGGTTACTGTCTAGCGGCGGCAACACCGTAACGGGCGGCGCAGGGGACATCGTCAAGGGCTCCGAGGTGCTGACGGATGCTGCTGCGACCTTCCTTACAGGGGCTCCGATAACGCTGCCTGTTGCTGGAGACTACCTGGTGCTGCGGCCCTCTGGAGTGCAGCCGACACAGACGTTGACCACGCAGGAAGTCTACAAGATCGCTCTCATCATTTCGGACACTCAGCTGGCCTTCGCGGGTAAGGCTCCGACGACAACGGGGCAGGTGACCTACGACATCCTTAGGCCGTCTGGAGAGAACTTCGACCTGATAAGCACAGAGGACGGCCTGGACGGCTTCTCTCTTGGGTATGCCTACAAGACAGTGTGGGCGGCCGCCCCGAGCGGGTCCTCCGGGGAGATGTTCGCCACCGACCAGTTCAGAGATGCTGGGGTAAGCTTCGCCGGGCTGGTAGGATCTCGCTTACGTATTCTGTCTGGGGCTGGGCTGGTGCCGGCTGAGCTTGGAGGGTTCACCGTCGTAGACGTGCTCAACGGGCCTGCGTGGGACACCTTACAGCTCGACCGCAGCGTCACTGGGCTGAGCACCGGCACAGACGCCGTCTACATCGTTGGCGAGGTGCTCGCGATTGACCTCATCGACGTACGCCCGGCTTCAGGGGCGCCGGTGGGTCCGGACGTGTTCCGGTTCGAGAATGCCTCCTCTAACACCGCATCTGTGACTGATGGGGCGATCTTCTTCAACAGTGTCGAGGTCCCCTCAGCAGGGCCCCTCATCAAGTCCATCGGGGATAGGGCGGCAGGGAGCACGTCTAGCGAGCCCGTCGCGCTGCAGTTGTGGGCCGCAGAGACTCTCTCCAACCAGGATGCCCTGTACGCCAACTTCGGCTTCCCCATCCAGGTGCAGCAAGAGAACTCCAAAGAGTACAAGAGTGTCTTGCAGGGTCTTTGGTACGCGTACTGGAATGGGCCTTCGCTCGACAACATCGTGCGGGGCCTGAACCTGGTGTTCGATCTCCCCTTCGCTCCGAAGGACGGCGTGATCTCGGACATCTCTTTGCCAGACCCGGCACAGCTCATTGGCACCGTTGCCTCTTTGACGAACATACCAGCGAACACTTTCGACACGAGCGCGGCCAACCCCCAGGGGGACTCCAGGTTCCTGTCCTTCAACGTAGACAACCTGCCCCCTACGCTGGTGATCTTTGCAGACACAGCGGCAAACCCGAACACCGTGGTGAGAGACGATATCAATCTGGCCGTGGGAGCCCCCGTCGCATCCCTCAACGGAGCAGGGCAGCTGGTGCTAAGCGGGCTGACAGCGGTGAAGATCGACACCGTGATAGGCAACCCCGGCTTAGGGTTCGAAGCTGGCGGTGCAGACTTCGGGACGTTCAACGTCCTGCTCAACTATGACGATGGGGCCTCTGAGCTTCTCGAGTTCGGCACGCAGTTCCCACTATCCGTCGAAGTGGGCGAACGGGTAGACCGCTTCCAGCCACTCACGACGGCCGTCGGCGTGTTCGACTACATCGAGCTTCCCCAGTGGTGGACGATCTTCAACATCGCCTCGATCAACCCGAACCTGACAGCGTACTCGAGCGAAGACCGCGCCATTCTCAATGACATCCTGAAGGACTTCACGTTCGCCGTGCGCGTCGTGGCCGACGCGTTCACCAGGTTGGGGCCGGTTGACCGCTCGGTCGTAGGCTTCTTTCTCGAGCAGATCAAGCCGATCTTCTCGGACTTCCTGTTCATCGTGGCGGAGTCATTCTACGACATCATCTCTGTGACCGACGATCGTGACCTTCTTCAGGCCGTGCCGGCCCCCTCACCGGAATTCCGAGCGCAGCATTCCGGGGAGGCCCCTTACATGCCGTTCGAGCTGGGGCTCAAGAACCGGCGGTCGATTGCATGGAACTTTGCCAACTACAACCAGCTCACCCCGGCGGAACGTGCCAACTTCGAGGCGAACTACCATCTCCCGCAGTATGACGACTTTGTTCTGGCCTCAGAAGACCTTACCGTAGTGGCACCAGCCAAGATCGACGTTATCGCTGGGACGGGGTCTTCTGCTTACCGATCAGCTGTGGTGAATGGCACCGTAGCAGCGGACATCTTCAGTACGACAGAGGCGTTGGTGATCCGGTGGGGCGGGTTCGTGCCGTTCGTCATTCAAGCGGGGTTGTTCCAAGCCGCCTCGGCCGGAAACACCCCTCCGTTTACCATGACGGCGTCACAAGCCGTCGCTTTCATCAACGCGCATTGGCTAACCATCTACGCAGGGTCATTCCTTAACCAAACTCTGGTGCAGCTGAACCCCGACGGAACGCTCCGCATGCACATCGACAACTTCAGCGGGGGGCCGGTAAGGTTGGAAGTGCTGATTGCGCACGCTGGGTTCGGGTTCCCAGTCTCTAACGTCTTTGGCGTCGTCACTTCCAGCTTAGGCCCATTCCTTACCGTCAACGCATCTTAGGTCACTTGCTTGTGCGCAAGCAGCGAAACGAAATATACTCGAGGTGTCCATGAAAATCATCCAGCACAAGCTGTACGACAAGGCGAACACACAGGGGTACGTCCGTGTCCGGTTAAACGGGCAGTTGTACTGGGAGGGCCCCAACCTGGTCACGGATGAGGGGCTTGCCTATTCGGCCAAGCT